GGTGCAGGCATGGATGGCATTCAGGCAATGGGTTCGGCAGGCATGGATGGCATTCAGGCAATGGGTACAGCAGGCATGACCAACCTTACTACATTAGGTACACACGGTATCGATGCAGTGGGCACAGTTGGTACATCTGGCATGAATTTGCTTGATGCACAAGGCACTAACTACAGTCAAATTATTGCAGATATGCAAAATACTATTGACCAAATGGGTGCTGATTTGGCAGATCCAATTACTTGTAGTCCAAACGCAGACGGCTTATTTGTTTGCCAGTAAAAGGTAGTACAATTCAAAGGGCGGAAACGCCCTTTTTTTGTTTTTGAGTTCAAAAATTACCAATTGACAGCAAATTTTTTTGAAGTTATACTAATTATCGTTTGTTAACCTTTAAATAAGATTAGGATATGGCTAGAAAGAAAAAAGCAAGATCAGTATATGTTACTACTGAGCCCGACTGGAAAAAGTTAAAGTTAGAAACAGATCCAGAAAAACAAGAAAAAGCATTCAACTATTGCGACTTTTTTGTGCGTACAGAAATATCTAATAAGCAAAAAGTTGAAGCAACTCGTAAATGGATTAAAACCGAATCAGGTTGGGATAAGGAAGAATTAAAGATAATTCTTGCTAATCCAGACTGGCAATTTAACACTAACGCATTTTTCATTTATTACAAATTAGGTTACATACCTGAGAACTTGTTAGGTTATCTTAGAAAGAAAAAAGATGATTGGATCAAACGTGGTCAACAAGCAATAGATGAAAAAGTAGAAGTAGAAGAACGTAAACCACCTAAGCCAAAAATTACCATACAACAACGAATGTTGCAACAAATCACAGACTTATGTGGTGAATGGGACGACTTGTTGGACACATTTATAGGTGAAGAAAAATTTAATTTGAAATCTTTTGATCCTGAAAAGGATATGAAAGCATATCAAGGTGGTGCTATAAAACCTAATCATGCAAAATTAATCAAAGACCAGTATGCTCCTGTATACGAAGAAGCACAAGAAAGTTTAGCAGGCACATGTGAGCAACTAAACGAAGCATACAGTTTCATGAATAAAAAAATGAAAAAAGAATATGTTGAGTTTTTTGAAAAAATTAACAATGCCTGTGATGCAATTATACTAACTGGCAAAGCAAATAGAACAACTAGAAAGCCTAGAGCAAGAAGCAAAGAAACTATCATAAAGAAAATGAAGTTTCAAGTGAGCGATGGTACACTTGGTATTGCTTCTGTGTCGCCCACAGACGTCGTGTATGCTAACGAACTATGGGTATACAATACTAAGACTCGTAAGGTTGGAGTTTACCATGCTAAGAGCAAAGATCCACGTGCATTGGCCCGCCCTGGAGCAGGCTTAATGGTCAAAGGAACAACCATTCAAGATTTCGACGAAGAAACCAGTATGCAAAAAACTTTGCGTAAACCTGTTGAACAAATTAACAATTGGACAGGCAAAGCAAAAACAAAATTTGCAAAAGCATTTGACGAAGTCAAAACAACACCCACAAAACTAAACGGCAGAATTAACGATTCAACTATTCTTTTAAAAGTATTCTAAGATAATTACTAGTATGGATTATCGTAAGTCTGGATGGTTACACGTTGAAAACTATATTCCTGAGCAGGATGTGACTGCTATCAGGAAACTCTGCTTGGAAGCCAAAAACAATCATAAACTTGATTTCCCAGGTACATTCAAAGGTATAGAATGTGCTTCAAAACAGTATCCTGAACTTTGGAAATATTACACTTCTGAATACATGTTTGATTTAGCAAAGTCTCTTTTAAAAACAGATCCTTATGTGTTTAATGACCAAGTTGTGGTTAAAATGCCCAATGAAGAATTTTGGTTCAAGGCACATTACGATAATCAATTTAGGCCTAAGAGATATCAAAAGCATAGAAAAGGACAAGTTAAAAAGACTGATACTCCTTATGATGGGATAGACACTGTGAATTGCAGTTTAATATTAGATGATTTTACAGATACAAATGGCACCTTGGAAATACTCAATAAAGATACCAATGTTTGGCAAAAAATCTATCCAAAAAAAGGAGATGTGATTGCAATTGATGGAAATACTTTTCATAAATCAGGGCTAAACGAATCTAATGAACCTCGTTGTTTGTATGCATGTGTGTATGCTGTAAAGCCTATTTACTTTGGCAAGTTCTATTCTGAGAAACTAGTCATATATGATAAATAGTAGTATGGCAACGAAGATAGATCAAATAGGTTACAACAACAGAGATGAACTAATCAAAGAATTGGCAATACGTCTTGCAGACGGAATGGTTGATGTTGAATTAGATAGAGACCATTATGATGTTGCAATCAATAAAGCAATAGCAAAATACCGCCAATTAAGTACAGGTGCTGTTGAAGAGGCAGTGATATTTGTACAAACTCAGGCTGGTGTTACAAAATACACATTACCAGATGAAGTTATAGACGTTAAACGTTTGTACAGAAGAGGTATTGGTACTAACAGTGGCGGCGGCACAAACTTTGATCCATTTGATGTTGCATTTAACAATATGTACATGCTACAAGCAGGACAAATAGGTGGACTTGCAGTATTTGATGCATTTGCACAATACAAAGAAACTATTGGTCGTGTGTTTGGTAGCGAGTATAACTTTAATTACAATCGTAATTCACATGAATTGACTATCCTGAGAAACGTAAATCATGCGGAGGATATTGCAGTAGGAGTACATAACTTCATACCTGAGAGTGTGTTGTTAAAAGATGTGTATGCAAGTGATTGGTTGGCTGGTTATTCTTTAGCACAAAGTAAAATGATGTTAGGTGAAGCCAGAAGTAAATTTCCAGGAGGACTTCCAGGTCCCGGCGGAGCAACCACACTGAACGGTGATGCACTTAAAAGCGAAGCTCTTACTGAAATAGAACAATTAATTGCTGGACTCCATAATATGGAAGAAGGTAATTCTCCTCTTGGACTTGTTATCGGATAGTAAATGCACAACTGTTATTGCGAACTCCCTCAGTTAGAAAATCCTTTTAAAGCAGAAGACATTCTTTGCGAAGAGGATATGGATTTAATTTACAATTATAATTCTAATTCTAATTTGGGTGCAGACAAAATACAGTGGCACGATTCAACACAAGATTTTTACTCAGGTAAAACGTACAAGAATAATTTTACTGGTGTTGGCTATATCAAACACAAAAAGACAATGCGTATGCTAGACGAGTTTGTCAAAGATAATTTCAATGAAAAATTTATTACAAAAATGTGGAATGCTGGATTTGGCAATAAACTCTTTCCAGTAACATTGTTGGTTTGGAATGATCCTTCAGATTGGCATTGCGAAGGGTTACAGTATCCTGCACATCACGATCCTGTAATTAGTGAACAAAGATTCAGTACAGTGTGCAATTTCCGTTTAATAGGCGATCCTTTGAATTCTCGTATTTTATTTGCTGATGCAGATGACCATATGCAACAAGCCACAGAAGAAATTGTAAAAGATTATATTAACAAAGACATAGAAGGTAAAGAGTCTGAGGATATTTTTAGTTACATAAAACCTAGGTCTTACACCAGTGATAATACTTTAATGACTAGCAGTCCAAATGATTATGTTTGTGATGCAAGTGTTTGGGAACCTCATTTGACACATGTTGCAACAAAAGAAGGATTTGAAAATCCTTTTTTGCTAAACTTGGCTAGATGGCACAAAGTAGAAATTGAAACAGATACACCTAGAGTTACACTGAGACTGATGGCTGATAAAGATGTGCCATTCGGTGTTTGGGAAAAAATGGTTGACAACGGAACCTTTTTAAAGTAGACTAACAAAAAATAAAGATAAGTACAAACATGCTAATAGGTATAACAGGATTTATGGGCTCTGGTAAAGACACAGTGGCCAAAATGCTAGTAGACAAAGGGTGTGAACAAGACAGTTTTGCCGCACCATTAAAAGATTTGTGTGCTAGTATATTTGGATGGCCCAGAAAATTAGTAGAAGGCGACACTGTGGAAAGCAGAGATTTCCGAGAAATGCCTGATATGTTTTGGAGTAGAAAATTAAAGATAGATAATTTTACTCCAAGACTTGCACTACAACTATTAGGCACAGACATCATGCGTACTCATTTCAATGAGGATATTTGGCTTAACAGTTTAGAATACCGTATTCTAAAAAAAGACCAAGACAATTCTTGTACAGTAGTAAGTGATGCTAGATTTAGAAATGAACTAGACTTAATTAGAAGTTTGGGCGGTAAGACTATTCATGTTGTCAGAAATGAGTTACCTGAATGGCATGATGTTGCTGTAATGGCAAATAACGGCAGTGTTCCTGCTAAACACAAAATGGAAACTAGATATCAAATGGTACATGCCAGCGAATGGAAATGGGTTGGTTATGAGTTTGATTTTGAAATCAAGAACACAGGCACATTAGAAGATTTGAGCAAAGAAGTTGACCTTGTTTGGGATCAAATACAAAATAATACCAAACTCACTCTTATTAAATAAAATTTCTTTATTTATCAAACCTACAAAAAAATACAATCTGCCCTTGCGTAATAATACCTATATGTGGTTTATTTGATAAATATTCATACTAACATGTTACATGTAGAATATTAATTAGGAGATTATAATGGCAGAATTAGTATCACCTGGTGTAAGTATTAGTGTAAGTGATGAATCGTTTTATGCGTCGGCTGGCGCAGGAACAGTTCCTTTAATTATCATTGCAACTGCTCAAGATAAGAGCAGTCCAGATGGAACAGGAACATCGGCTTACACTAAAAAAGCAGAGGCAGGTAAATTAAAATTAATTACAAGCCAAAGAGAATTATTACAGAACTTTGGTAATCCATTGTTTTATAGCAGTGGTAGTAGTGCCTTAAATGGATATGATCTCAACGAATACGGCTTACTAGCGGCCCACAGTTTCTTAGGTTTAGCCAATAGAGCATACGTTGTTAGAGCAGACATTGACCTTGGTCAATTAGAAGCATCTAGCAAGGCACCAACTGGTGCTATAGCAGATGGCTCTTACTGGTTTGACACAGCAAGTTCTTCTTTTGGACTTAGAGAAAGAAAAAGCGGCGCATGGGTAAAGAAAACCGTAAAAGTTGCAGATAAAGGCGATATAAACAGTGCGACAGGCGGACCAAAAAGAGCATTTGGTCTAAACGGTGACTATGCAGTTGTGGCAAACACAGCCGCTGGTGGAACTGCTTCGTCTGTTAAGTATTACGAAAAATACAGTGACGACTGGTATGAACTTGGTAGTTCAAGTTGGGAAAGTGCTACAAGTAGCGACTTCCAATTTGCTAGCCATTTATCAGTACCAACATTACAAAGCGATGGCGTAAGTGCTTTAGTTGATGGTGATGTTTTCATTCAGAGAACTACACCTAACACTGGTGCAAGTTTAAGTGTTAAACTTTACAGTGGTTCAAGCAAAACATTTAGTGCAGTATCTAGCCCAATTTATGCTAGTACTGATGCGGCTTACACAGACATCGGTCTTGCTAACATTTCAGTTGGCGACATTGTTGCTATTCATGGCGACTCAGCAGAATTAGAACTCAAGAGACACAACGGAAACAGTTCAGTTGTTGGTACAGGTTCTAGCATTTCTGCTGGTGTTGACATCACAGGCAACGCAAATATTCAAGTTGTTTACAATGGTACAACTGTAAACGTTGCATTAAGCAACACTATTAGTGGTAACGCAAGTGCTTCAACGGCTGAAGATGCAGTATTTGACATCAACGCCGGACTAGCAAGTGCAGGCGTAACAGAAGTTATCGCAAGTGAAGGCGAAGATGACAAAATTATCCTTACTTCAAGTTCAGGTAGAGATATTGCTGTTAACAGTCTACACAGTGACTTCGGACCAAGTTCATTAGGATTTGGTAGCGGTGCCGCTACAGCAAACGTTGTTTACAGTAACTTTGCAGATTTAAGTTATGAAGCAAGTAAAACAACAATTTCAGGTACATTAGCAGAAGGTACATACTGGTACGATGCAACTGTATCTAAAACAAACATTGATATCCTTGAAAATGATTCAGCAAATGGCTGGGTTTCATTCTCAGGTGATTTCCAAGTTACAGCAAGTGAACCATCAACAAACAGTGCAGGCAACTCACTGGTTGCAGGTGACCTTTGGTTAGACAGTGACGATACTGAGAACTTCCCAGTATTCTACAAGTATTCTTCAAGCAATGCTTGGGTAAAAGTAGATAACACTGACCAAGTTACTGATGATGGTATTATATTTGCAGACTTCAGACAGTCAAGCAGTAGTAGTTTAGACGCTGATGCACCTGCAAATACAAGTTATCCAGCAGGAATCTTAGGATTCAACAAACGTGCTTCAGGTGGTAATGTTAAAGAATACAAAATTAACTATACACCAGACAGCACAAACATTGGTAATGTATGGGTAGACGCAAGTGGTAACAAGGTTGACGGTAATATGTTCGGCTTAAGAAAAGCAGTACATAACTTAGTTAAAACTAAGATGCAAGCCGCAATCGTTTCTAATGATGATATCAGAAGTGAAATTAATGCATTTAACTTGATAGCCGCTCCAGGTTATCCAGAGTTGTTAGATGAGATGATTGCATTGAGTGGTGATAGAAGAAACACAGCATTTGTTGTTGCTGATACTCCATTCAGACTTAAAGCAGACGCAACAAGCACAAAGAACTGGGCAACTAACGCCAACAATGCTAGTGAAAACGGCGAAGATGGACTTGTTTCAAGTTCTCCATATGCGGCAGTTTACTATCCAAGTGCTTTAGCAACTAACTTAGACGGTACTAACGTTGTTGTACCACCAAGTCACGTTGCTTTAAGAACTCTTGCATTCAACGACCAGGTTGCTTTCCCTTGGTTTGCACCAGCAGGCTTCCAGAGAGGTCTTGTTCAAAACGCAACTTCAGTAGGTTATGTTGATCCAACAGAAGGTGAATACGTCCCAGTTACTTTAAACGAAGGACAGAGAGATACGTTATACTTGAATAAAGTTAACCCAATCGCTCAATTCCCAGGTAGAGGATTAGTTGTTTTCGGTCAGAAGACACTAAACCCAACTGCAAGTGCATTGGACAGAATCAACGTTGCTAGATTAGTTGTTTACATCAGAGAAAGACTTGATGACATTGTCAAGCCATTCTTATTTGAGCCAAACGACGACATCACTAGAGGCAATGCTAAAGCAGTCGTAGATTCATTCCTTTCTAACTTGGTTACACAAAGAGGATTGTATGACTATGTTACAGTTTGTGACGGGTCAAACAACACTCCAGCAAGAATCGATAGAAACGAACTTTACATCGATATTGCTATTCAACCAGTTAAAGCAATTGAGTTTATCTATATTCCAATTAGAATTCAGAACACATTGGGTTCAACAGGTTCTTAATAGAATAGAGCATTTAAAAAGGGCGGTTTTTACTGCCCTTTTTTTATGACTGATAATAAATATTTGGATGAAGTGGACTAGACAAGAAAAATGGGATAATGCTCATAAAAAATTCTGGGTAAGAGGCGACACAAAAGAATTTGACGAAGTTTTAGATTTAGCAGAATCGTATATACCTGCTTTAACATCTGAACTATTGGATCAATATGAAGGGGATCGTCACACACAAATAGACCAAGCACTACAACGTTCTGATGTAAATCCTGTTTTAGAAGATCTTGACAGTCAGTATGTTACCCAAGAAGTAAAAGATAATATTGTAAACACAGGCAATAAAAAAGGCAATCAGGCTTGGCAGGCAATTAATGTTAAGTATGGCGTGGATATACCTGGAAAGTACAATCTAGTAAATTATGGAGACAAACCGGGAGACCTTGCATCTTGCTTAGAAGATATTTTTCCTAGTGCAAAAGAATTTTTAGACAACTTTACTCACAAAGAAGTATGTTTAGCATCTTATTCTTTTTTAACAAGTAATTCTACTATATATAGACACACTGGTGTTGAAAATAGAAAAGGAAGGTACATGCGAGTACATATACCTTTGTATGTTCCGCCAGGCGATATTTTCTTAGAAGCAAATGGAGATGAAATCAATTGGGATCAATCTTTTGGCTTTAATAATCAATTTGTTCACAGTGCTTCTAATAATACACCTGAACACAGACTTGCTTTTATCTTTGATATAGAAAGAGAAAGGATAGGAATTCCAAAAGCAATGGACTGTTATAATGTTTATTTCTACAATAACATCAGAGGTAACTTAGAAGATGAGTATATAAGAACCTCAAAACCACGCCCTTACACTGGTAAATATCAGTCTGATTAAAACACCTTTTAATTAAAATCTGCTAATTTAGATAAATAAATGTAACGTAAGCCCAACAGTGGTTTATAAGTTAGGAGAAAAACAAATGGCAGATTTATTTGGAAACAAAAGCAAATTTGGTGTCCCCATAGATGACGCTGGTACAGCCGGTATTTTAATGCCTAAACTAAAATTTCGTTTTAGGGTTCAGGTAGTAGATTTCGGCGGAGAAGCCATTGCCAAAGAGTTCACGCAAAACGGTATGAATGTTAGCAGACCTAAGATTAACTTTGAAGAAGTAGAAATTCATTCTTACAACAGTAAAGTTTATGTACAAGGTAAGCACACATGGGAAACTGTTCAAGTAGTTATCCGTGATGACATTCAAAACACTGTGTCAAGACTCGCTGGTAAGCAGGTTCAAAGACAGTTAAACCACTTTAATCAACAGGCTCCTTTGGCTGGTGAAGATTACAAGTTTAACATGAAGATTGAAATCCTCGATGGTCAAAGTACTCAAGCGATGGAAACTTGGGGATTAGAAGGTTGTTTCTTGCAGAATGTTGACTATAGTGACAGTGATTACACTACTAACGAACCAGTTACAGTAACTATGACAGTTAGATTTGATAACGCGGTTCATAAGCCAGGTGATGGTGATAATGGTGGATCTACAGTTGCTGGCGGTTCAGGTGAAGTATTCCCTGAAGATAACGTCTTTAGTAACATACAAGACAGACCGGCTTAATAACAGTTAGAGCAAAATATGAGTCTATTTAAACATTTTGTTGCCAGAGTGGTAGACAAGGCACTAGGCAACATAAAATACACAGATGGTGACTATTTTGCATTTGACAATAACCATGCTAAACCTTTTTTACCGGGTAATAACCCTGTAAGGCAGAAGTTTAACGGGTATGTCAACTTTCATTTTAACGGTGATGTTGACATACCTGGTATTTCTGATGTAAGAGAAAAAGGAGTACAAAC